AGAATTACAGATAATAGTGGTAATGTAGCTGAGCGAGTCACTCGTTTGCGTGTTAAGGAACAATAAGAATGGCATACAACTATCTTGGACTTACCAATGAAGTTAATAGAAGGCTTAACGAAGTTGAGCTAACTTCTGCAAACTTTCCTACAGCTACTGGTTTTTATGCACACATCAAAGATGCTGTGAATGCTGCTATTAGAGACATCAACCACACTCACTATGAGTGGCCTTTCAATCATATTCTTGCTGAAGAAACTTTGACAGCAGGCACAACTAGATATGCTTTTCCCTCTGATGCTAGCACCATTGACTTTGATACTTTCCGTATCAAGGAAGACGCTACATTATCCAATGAGACAGTTAGGCTTAGCATCATCACTTATGATGACTACCTTCAGAGATATGTAAATCAAGAATATTCTGCTGATTCTAGTAAGCGTGATGTTCCTTCATATGTATTCCATGCTCCTAGTTTAGAGTGGGGTGTTGTTCCTGCTCCTGATCAAGCATATGAAATTGCTTACGAATACTACAGAATTCCTGTAGATCTTTCTAGTGCTACAGATGTTCCATCTATTCCAGAGAGATTTAAACAAGTTATTCTTGATGGTGCTATGTACCATGCTTACATGTTTAGAAGTAATGAGCAAGCAGCTTCTCTTGCTAAGGCTAAGTTTGATGAAGGCATTAAGAAGATGAGAATTCTTCTTATCAATAAGTATGTGTATATGCAATCTACTGCCATCACACAAACGTCTGCTTTTGGTGGCTTCGGTGATAGGGTTAAATAATGGATGGATGGCAAACATATCCATTTGAATTCCGTGGTGGATTGATTTCAAATCTATCACCGCTTCAGCATGGCACACAAGCTCCCGGTAGCGGAAGACTCATGAAGAATTTTGAGCCTTCTGTTGATGGGGGCTACATGCGTATTGAAGGCTATAACAAATACGACAGTGCTTTTGTTCCTGCTTATGGTGAGCCTAAGGTGCAGGGTAGTGGTCAGACTGGTACTACCCTAGTCATCTCCAACATCCTCACTGCTCCTGTTGCTGGTAGCACATTCACTGTTGCTGGTGTGACAGGTACATACACCATTGCTGCTGCTGGTGTTTCATACAACTCCACATATAAAATTGCCACTGTTACATTGACAGCTTCAATGGCTTCTAGCCCAGCAGATAAAGCAGCCGTTACCTTCACATCTCAGGCTGGTCTTGTAAAAGGGCTTGCAGCATGGAATAACCTCGTTGTTGCTTCTAGGAATGCTGACATCTACACAACCACTGGCACAGGCTTTACTAAGATAAGTAAGCCTTATTATGGCACAGTGCTTGTCAATGGCGGTAGTCAGACAGGCAGCACTGTTGTTATTGATGGCTTAACTAAAGCACCACAGATTGGTGATACTTTTAGTATTGCTGGTATTGAGTATGTATATACAGTGTTGGCTGTGCCAACAGTGACTTCTACATCTGCCACTGTATCCATCTATCCAGCATTGGCTTCTAGTCCTGCTGATAATGCTGCTGTCACTTGGTTGTCTGCTAATAGAACAAGCAACTTCAAGACACGATATAGCAAGTATAAACTTAACAGCACTGAGAAGATTGTTGGTGTGGATGGAACTAATTATCCATTCATCTATGATGGCACAACATTTAAAGTGTTGTCGGATAAGACAACAGATATTTTAGGTGCTCAGTTTGTTATTAGCCATAAGAATCAATTGTTCTTTGCTAAGAATGAGAGCATCATCTTCACAGCTCCATACACCGATGATGACTTCACTGCCGCTGCTGGCTCTGGCATCATTAATGTTGGTGGACTCATTACAGGTATTATTGTTTTTAGAGAAACACTAATCATCTTCACAGAGAAGACTATTAGTCAACTCCTTGGTACAACCATACAAGACTTCTCTTTGCAGCCCATCACTAAGAATGTAGGCTGTGTAGCTTCTGACACCATACAGGAAGTTGGTGGTGATGTTATGTTCTTAGGTCCTGAAGGACTAAGACTATTGGGAGCTACTGATCGTATTGGGGACTTTAGCTTGGGTGTGGTGTCTAAACCTATTCAGGCTGAGATGACTTCATTGATTAACAGTAACTCAACCTTTGCTAGTTGTGTTATTAAACAGAAGTCACAATATAGAATATTTGGATATAATAGTAGTATTACTTCCTCTAATGCTAAGGGTGTGCTTGGAACACAGATGACTGGTGAGTCAACTGGTGGTGTAGCATGGGCTGAGCTGGTGGGATTTAAATGCTACGTTGCTGATGGTGATTATCAGAACCAAACAGAAACCATTGTTTTTGCTAATAATGATGGATATGTTTATGAGATGGAGCAGGGTAATAGCTTTGATGGTTCAAACATTGTAGCTTCCTTTGCCACCCCCTATGTTCCTATTAATGATTTTAGGGTGAGAAAGACTTTTTATAAGCTTTACCTCTATACAGATCCACAAGGATCTGTTACAACATCAGTGAATTTGAAGCTTGATTTTGATGATCAAGGATCTATTCAGCCATCGACAATTGTGCTATCTAATAGCGCAGGTAGTGTAGGTTTTTATGGTAGCAGTGGTGCTAAGTATGGCACAACTGTTTATGGTGATAAGTTGAAGAAGCAATTTCAAACACAGGTGATAGGCTCTGGATTCTCTGTATCGTTACAGTTTGTATCAGATAGCCAAGACCCTCCATTTTCTCTGGACGCTGCAACGCTAGAGTATGCCACACATGATAGAAGATAAGGAATAGTTATGACGGGATATGTTCGTAAAGATACTACCAACAACATTGCCGATGGTAATGTAATTAATGCTGCCGACTTAGATGCTGAGTTTGATGGTGTTCAAGATGCCTTCAATGCTTCTACAGGACACAAGCATGATGGTACTGCTGGAGAGGGAGCAACAATTAATGCTCTTGGTCCTACACAAGATGTAACTGTTTCTGCCTCTTTGGTGGCTCCTAAAACTACAAACACTGTAGACATTGGTAGCAACTCTTTAAAATTTAAAGACTTGTTCTTGGCAGGTAATGGCAGCATTGGTGGCACATTGGCTGTCACTGGTGTGGCTACTTTTACAGCACAGCCCATCCTATCTTCATTGACATCTTCTCGTGCTGTATTCTCTGATGGCTCTAAAGGGCTAGTGAGCAATGCCATCACTGGTACTGGCAATGTTGTTATGTCTGCCAGTCCTACACTTACTGGCACTGCAGGTTTTGAAAACATCACAGCCTCTGGCACATTAACAGTTACTGGTGCAGGTTCTATTCAAGGTCTAACAGTAGGCCGTGGTGCAGGTGCTGTGTCTACCAATACTGCGGTGGGTGCAAGTGCTTTGGCGGCTAATACAAGTGGCGCAAACAATACGGCTGTAGGAAGTAGTGCTTTAATAGCAAACACTACAGGAGCCAACAATACGTCTGCTGGTTTTCAGTCTAGCAATGCAATGACCACTGGTGCAAACAACGTCACCTTGGGCTACCAAGCTGGATACAACATCCTTTCATCTGACCAAAACGTCCACATTGGTTCTCAAGCCGGATATACAGGATCATTCCCACTCAATTCTGTTTTTGTTGGCTATAGAGCAGGATATTCTTTTGCATCAAACAATGGATCAAATAGCACAGCAGTAGGTGCTTTTGCTTTACTTAACTCAAACGGCGGGACAAATGGAGTTGCCGTTGGTTATCAATCTTTAAATTCCAACACATCAGGCGCAAACGTAGTTGCTGTTGGTTATCAGGCGCTTCAAGCCAACACCACAGCTTCTAATAACACTGCCGTAGGAAATCAGTCGGCTTACTCAAATACCACAGGTACAGCAACGAATGCGTTTGGACACCAAGCCCTGTATGCAAATACTACGGGCAGTGCCAATAGCGCTTTTGGTGGACTGCATACAGGTAATGTTGATGCGGCTCTAAAAGCAAACACCACTGGCAATTACAACAATGCTTTTGGTTCTGGGGCATTGAGCGCAAACACCACTGGTTCATCCAACACCTCCTTTGGTTATGCCTCACTTGCTCAAAACACCACAGCATCTAACAACACTGCTGTAGGTTATCAGGCTGGGTACAGCAATACGACAGGAACAGGGTTGGCCGCATTTGGTCGGCAAGTGTTGTATTCAAACACGACAGGCAATTACAACGCTGCTTTTGGTGGCTCCGATTCTGCGGGTGCTTCGCCATTAGCATTTAACACTACTGGTTCTGCTAATACGGCTATGGGTGCAGGGGCTTTGTGGAGCAACACAACAGCCTCAAACAACACCGCTGTGGGCTACCAAGCCGCTTACACCACTGCAACAGGCACACGCATCACGGCTGTAGGTTACCTAGCGGCAAAAGGCGGCACAGGTAGTGCGCCATCTTATTCAGTTGCTGTGGGTAGTTTTGCGCTCACGGCTGTTACAAGTGGAGACAGCAATACAGCAATTGGTGATAACAGCATGGGTCAAACCACTACTGGATTTGCTAATACTGCTGTCGGTCAATCTTCGCTTACTGCCAATACAACTGGTAACTACAATACCGCTTTAGGTTTATCAGCCCTCCAATCCAACACAGGAGCAAATAACAACACCGCTGTAGGCTATCAGTCTCTTTTGGATAACACTACAGGTGCTGGTAACGTAGCTGTTGGATTTGCATCGTTAGCAAACAACACCACTGCTGAAAAGAATACGGCTGTTGGCGTTGAGTCTTTGGAGACAAATACCACAGGGCAGTACAACGTAGCACTTGGCACTCAAGCACTTCGTCTTAACACCACAGGAGGCTATAACACTGCTGTAGGGTATCAGGCGGGGTATAGCCAAACATCTGGTTCTAGCTACGCTACGTATCTTGGATGGTCGGCTGGCTACAGTACTACTGGCACACAAAACACATTTATTGGTCAAGGCGCTGGTTATTATGTTACCTCTGGAGCAAAAAACACCATCATTGGTGGCTTCTCAGGCAACCAAAATGGCGTAGACATTCGCACGCTCAGCAATGTTGTTGTGCTATCAAATGGAGATGGAGCGCCTGTTCGCTATTACACTCCAACTGGAACTGAGATTAGTTATGCTACTGCTGGTAATAACTTTTTGGTTTGTAACACAACAGGTATTTCTATAGCCGCTGGAGCAACCAATACATTTTTCTACAGTACTGGTGGATATAACAGAAATTTTGGACACTTATATTTAGTTGGTAATGAAGGTTCAAATCGTTATGGTGTTTGGCTTGTTGAACTATCTCAATACGGCGATACTCCGACACAACTTACAAATAGTTTTTCCAATCTCGTCATTACTGTATTTGTGACTGGCGGTGTTGCGTATTTACAGGCTATAAATTACAGCGCCAATAATTTGTCAAACCTTAATTTCAAGTGGATTGGCGCAGGTATGGGATCTGATATTACTGGTTCATCTGCAATAAAAATTTCTAACATTTGAGGAAAAATATGAAACACGAAATTGACGATGGATTGCCGATCACTGGTATCGCTGGGGCAGAAAATTTTACAGAACAAGAACGCTATGATTTTCATGTAAGCGTTGTTGAAAGCCGTAAAAATTCAATACGCCAAGAGCGCAATCGCCGCCTTGCAGAAACTGACTGGTGGGGTCTTCCTGACACTCAACCCATGACTGATGCACAAAAAGCCTATCGCCAAGCTTTGCGTGACATTACTGAAAACTTTCCATCAAACGGTCAGGTTATCTGGCCTACCAAACCCTAGGAGTAAATTATGACTATTGAAACACAAACCCCAACCGCAGAAGAAATTGCTCGTCACTACAGTGCCGCAATGGACTCAGTAAACCTGATTAACGCAGGACAGCCAGAAGGCATGACTGACGAAGGTTGGGCAGACACTGTTGCTCGTAATAAAGAACACTTAAAAATTATGTTGGCTAAAGACTTCTGGACAACAGAAGACCTAGCGCCACTGCAAGCCGCATCAGCATAACATGGAAGACGTAACACACGCCCAAATATATGAGCGTCTGTGTGCTGTCGAAGCTAAAGTAGACAAGCTAGACAAGAGCACAGAAGCTGTGGTTGCTGCATTCAATGCAGCTTCTGGTGCTTTCGTTGTTCTTGAATGGCTTGCTAGAGCAGTGAAACCCATTTTAGTTATTGGTGCATTCTGTGGTGCTATATGGCTAGCCATAGAAAACAAGTTGCATCATTAATATTTTTATTAATAACATCCTTCCCTGTTTCGTCTAAGGAGGAAGAGTATAGGTGTGTCCGATGGACATGGACTGGAGATGTGTACAACAGAAAAGTTGTATGCATTGAATGGAAGAAGGTTGAGCGAAAATGATTGATCCAATCACGGCTCTAAATGGCTTGCAAAGTGCCATTAGCATGGTCAAGAAGGCTAGTAAGGTAGCCAATGATTTAGGCGGTCTTGCCCCCATGATTGGCAAGATGTTTGATGCTAAGAGCCAAGCAACCAAGGCTATGCTTCAAGCCAAGAGGGAGAAGAAAGGCTCGAACATGGGTGCTGCTCTACAGATTGAGATGGCACTAGAGCAAGCCAGAGCCTTTGAAGAAGAACTAAAGATGTTGTTCATGCAGACAGGCAAGATCGATGTTTGGAACAAAATCAAAGCTAGACAAGCTGAGATGGATAGAGATGATGCCAAAGAGATGGCAGCATTAAAAGCCGAGGAAAAGAAGGCCAAAGCCAAAGAAGAAGAGATGCAAGAGATTGCTATGATTATTGGCGGTATTGCTTTTGTTCTACTGTTAGTCTTTATTGGCATCAATGAGTTGATGAGCTTATGTCCAAAGGGTGGTTGCGGTAGGTGACTGACGAAAGAACAAAGTGAATGAGTATCAAAAACAATTTGACTTATTTTGCAGAGTGTTCTGTTATGGCTGTGCAGCTTGGTGGTTTCTAGGCTTCTTAAGGTTTTTACCTGATGACTTATCAAACAAAATTGTTGCTCTTCTATTGGGAAAGATTGGGTTATGAAAATCACTACTTATCAGGCCAATGCAAACATGTTGAGAGAAGCTCAGCAAGTTATTCATCAGAAGAATCTACAAGAACTTCAGAGATTGAATCACCAAAAAGAACAAACATACAAAGTGCAGCAAGTGAGAAATCAGTGGGCTAGAGCAAACTCTGTGGATGTAATGGTATGAAATATTTATTATTGTTATTTTTATTGCTGCTTGTTGGATGTGAAGACCGCTACAGATACTTCTGTCAAAACCCAGACAACTTCCATGCTGAGCAATGTCAGAAACCTAGATGTCAATTCACACAGACATGCCCTGAGTATTTAGTAGCACCCATCTTGGAGAAACAAATTGATAGAACAGCTAACAAAAATGATGACACCAAGCCATCCCAAACCAAGACTAACCCCTGAAGAGCTTGAGGTTAGGATATGGGGATTTGTGGTGGTGGCTATCACCATCATCCTCTTTGGTATTGTGTTTGCCTTGTTATATTCTGTTACCTTTGTAACACAGCCTATCAAGAGCATGGCTCCAATTGATCAGGCATATACAAAGATGCTGAATGACATTGTGCTATTGATTGTTGGTGGCATTGGTGGTATTGTTGGTAAGAGAGCTGTTAATACAGCAACTAACGCTTTCAAGCCTACAACGCCCACAGCCCCTATAGCTCCTCCAATGCAGCAGCCTTATGTAAGTAACACATATGCTCCTGCTCAGTCTGCTTATGGCCTTCCTTCTCAGCCCTTTGGTGCTATGCCCGTATGGAAGAATCCAGAGCTTGATGAGAGCTGGACCCCCGGTCCTCCTCCAACAACTCCTCCAGAGCACATGGAGCCTGATGAGGACAGAGAAGAGATAGCTGTAGCTAGGAAAGAAGCTAACTAATGTTTGGCATTCCTCTTCCTTGGATATTAATAGGTGCAATGGTTGCACTGTTTGGAACATACAGAGGCGGCTATCACTTTGGTTGGGAAGATCGTGACCAAGAGATGCAGGTAGAGATAGCTAAGAAGAACGAAGAGTCTAGGGTTAAAGAACAAGAGATGGCTGCTAAGATTAGTGACAAAGAAGCAGCATTGAGAAAGGCAAACAATGAAATATCTAAGAAACAGTCTGCTATGCGTGAGCTTGTTAGGGTTGGTGAGCTGCGCCTCCCCACCTCCAGTTGTGTACAAACCGCCACAGATTCCTCCACTCCCGCAGGAAATAGCAACACCGATGCAGCCGAACTTGAGCGACAGACTATTAATGCTCTTATCGACATCGTTGCCGAAGGAGACAAAGCCATCAACAAGCTCAACCAATGCATCTCAGCCTATGACGAAGTAAGGAATTTAATCAATGGTAACCGCTGAACATTTAAAACAACTTCATATTGACCCATCATTAGCTGATAGTTTTAATGAAACATTTGAACGCTTTGGTATTAGTTCTCCTATTCAACAAGCTAGCTGGATAGGGCAATGTGGTCATGAGTGTGGCAACTTCCGCATCATGGAAGAAAACTTAAACTACAGGGCAGCTACCTTGCTTAAGCTATTCCCTAAGACACCTAAGCGTCAGTGGGGTTTTACACCAGAGGAAGCTGCTGCCTATGAGAAGCAGCCACAGCGCATTGCCAATCGCATTTACGGCAATCGTATGGGCAACAGGGATGAAGCTTCTGGGGATGGGTTCAGGTTCCGTGGCTCCGGATTTTTACAGCTAACTGGGCATAGCAACTTCTACCATGCAGGACAAGCCTTGGGTGTAGATTTTGTTATGCAACCAGAGCTTGTTCGTACCCCCAGATATGCTGCTCAAACGGCTGGCTGGTTCTGGCAGACACACGGCTTAAATAGATTTGCAAATAGCAAAGACTTTGTTATGATGACTAAGAAGATTAATGGTGGAACAATTGGACTAGAAGATCGTATTAAACATATCAACCATGCGGTGGATGTGTTATCTAGATGATTGACTAAGTTTGATATTTGTGGTATGACAATGAATAAAGAGTTATAATGATGTTACCAACTTCTCTTAGTATTGTAGGCAGAGAAGTACCTGTGAAGGTTGTGGACGAACTTCCTAATCAATTAGGTGAGTTTAGTTACGAAGAATATTCAATTAAAATTAAGTCTGGTCAGCACCCCTTAGCGGAGATGGATACATTGTTACATGAATGTATACACGCTATAGACGACTGCTTCCAATTAAACATGTCAGAAAGACAGGTGTATTGTTTAGCCGTAGGAGTGTTAGCACTTTTACGGGATAACAGAGATATGCTAGCTTGTTTGACTGAAGCAATAGAGAACCCGAGAAAAGTATGAAAGATTTTACAGCACAACAAAAGGAAATAGTAGCTAGAAAACTAGGCTATGATGGTCCTATGCAAGGCTTTGATGAGTTCATTGCTTCCTCTCCTGCATTAGAGGCTAAGTATTCTGCCATCACTGGTAAGTATGCTGAGCGTATGGCTAAGGGTGGGCTTGTTAAGAGCTATCGTGTTGGTGGAGATATTAATACTAAGAATCAAAGGGATGGTGATCAGGGTGTTGGAACTATTAGACCTTCCTCTGGTGATCGTATTATGGATAGCACTGGTGCTCCCATCGACAATCAAATGATGATCCCTTCTCCCGTTCTTCCAGTAGATACAACCACTGATGAGTTTGGTAAGCCTTTAGCTGGTAAAGCCTCTCAAGTAACTGCTGCACAAATTACTGCCACTCCTGATCAATCCATCAGCACAGCAGCAAGAGCCGGAGAGCAAGCTGCTCAAGTTACTGGTGGTGCTACAGCTACAGCAGGACAAGCAACTGCTGCTCAAGCTGGTGAAGCTGCAGCATATGAAGCTTCTAAGGCTGCTCCTGCTGTTGGTGCTGCATTGGCTGGTGTCACTGGAGCTACTGGCGAAGTGGCTGAAGAAGCTCAGGTTACAGCAGCACAAGGACAAGTGTCTAAAGAAGCTGTTGCTGCTGCTCAAAAAGTAGGCGAACAATACAAAGGTCAAGTTCAAGCAGGTAAGCGTGAAGTAGTTGCTGGCGAAATGATTACGCCTGTAACTGATGCTACGGCTGTTAAAGCTGAGGCTGCTCAAACTGCAGCACCTACAGCAGTGACAGCAGCACAAGGTGTTGTACAACAGAATCAATTGGTTAAGGCTGCTCAGATTGCTGAGAAAGATATGGCACAGGCCACAGCAATTACAGCCGCTGGCCTTGCTCCTGATGCTACCGTTGTTGCTGCCCGTCTAGAAAAATTCACTGTAGATGATGGCACATTAGCTGCTGCTGCTCAAGGTGATGTGTCTGCTCAGTCCACTGTTCAAGGACAGCTTACAGAGCTGATGAAGAGCTTTGATGATGGCAGCACTCCTGCATGGGCTGCTGGTGCTATGAGGGCAGCGAATGCTGCTATGGCATCAAGAGGATTGGGCGGTAGCTCTATAGCTGCTACTGCTGTGTTCCAAGCTGCTATGGAATCTGCGCTGCCCATTGCAGCACAAGATGCACAGACCTTTGCAACAATGGGTTTGCAAAACCTAAACAACAGACAACAAGTGGCTTTGACAAATGCTGCTGCTCAACAAGGCTTATCATTACAGAATCTTAGTAATGAACAGCAAGCTAGACTACAGAATGCTGCTAGTTCTTTCCAGCTTCAGAGTCAGAACTTGTCTAACATGCAACAGACAATGTTGGCTAACACACAAATTAGAGCAACATTACAAGGACAAAACTTAAGCAATGAACAGCAATCCGCTGTTGTTAATGCTGCTAGATATGCTGAACAAGCTAACATCAACTTAAACAATGTACAGCAAGCTGCTTTGCACAACAGTGCTATGCAGGTGCAAGTTGATATGGCTAACACTTCTAACCGTCAGCAAGCTGCTTTAGCTAATGCACAAATTGAAGCTGCTCTGCAAGGTAAGATATTAGATAATAGACAGCAAGCTGCTGTGTTAAATGCTGATAAGATTTCTCAAGCCACCAATTTAACATTTACTGCTGAGCAACAAGCAAAGCTCCACAACAGTGAGATGTTGAAATCGATTGGCTTGGCTGAGCTATCTGCTTCACAGTCTGCCACCATTGCTAACGCTGCTACATATGCAGCTATGGACACAGCAAACCTTAATGCTAGACAGCAAGCTGCTGTTGTTAATGCTCAAGCTTTCTTAGCTATGGACATGAAGAACTTAGACAATGAGCAACAGGCTGTATTGTTTAAAGCACAGGTGACAACACAAGCATTGTTATCAGACACTGCTTCTGCTAATGCTGCTAAGCAATTTAATGCTGCCAGTGAGAATCAAGTTACTCAGTTTAATGCAACATTAACAACACAGGTTAGTCAGTTTAATGCGTCACAAGCTACAGCAGTAAGCCAATTTAATACTGATCAATCCAATTCTATTGCTAAGTTTAATACAGAGTCACAGAATCAGAGAACTACTTTCAATGCTCAGCAACGATTGGTTATTGACCAAGCTAATGCTCAATGGATGAGAGAGATATCTACAGCAAACACAGCAGCTACCAACGCTGCTAACATGGCGAATGCACAACTGTCTCAGCAGATTACATTGGCAGAATATAACAACAATGTTCAGATGTATCGTGATGATGTTACACACGCATGGCAATCTTCTGAGAATGATGCTAACAGATCTACAACATTAGCTGCTGCCGAAATTGCTAAAGAAGGTCAACTAGCTATTGCCAATGCTACAATTGAAGCAGGTAATGCTGCTGCTATTGGTAATGTCACTTCACGAATAGTTGGTAGTGATACTGGTGGAAGCATAATTACTAGGGCAATCAACTGGATATTCGGAGACTGATGATGCAGAATTTTAATAAGTTTTACAGCAAGGTGAGTGCAATGGCTGATGAGCAATTGGTTGTTAAGAAGCCAAAGCCATCTAAAGGATTGTTAGCTAAAAGTGATATGTCTTCTAAAGATGTTCAACAAAATAAAGATGTTTATAATCAAGTTGCACAATACATTGCAGCCATCCGTAAACAGAAACAGGAGATTATGAATGGCAAATCCTAATATGTTTTTATCTGCCCCTATTGCTGGGCAGTCTTTAACTGTTGAACCGGGAAGTGTACCTTGGGAGCAGCCTCCTCAATATGTAAAGCTAGAAGATGTTGTAAACTATTACACAGAAAAGATTGATGATCCAGAAATTATTATGGACATCTTGGAAATTGTTAAAAGAGACATTCCAATCTTAACTCTTGTTAACACGCTCACTAAGTCTGCAGTGATGAATGGCTATCACACTGTTGATGTAGGCTATTTAGTCACTCCTATTCTTGTAGAGATGATTAAGACCATTGCCGAACTTAATGATATTACTTATGTTATCTCTGCTGAAGAGAAGCAAAATAAAGGACGGGTTGATCCTAGAGTTATTCAAGAGCTTATTGAAGACATGAAGAAAGAAACTACCGATGCTCCTATACCAGAGGCTGAGAAGCCTTCTGCTAAAGGATTGATGGCAAGAGGAGATAAATAATGGCTAGTTGGTTTGGAAGTTTTGTTGGTGGATTTGCTAAAGGATTGTCTGAGCAAATTACTAAGAAGGAAGAAGATCAAGCTGCTGCTGCTGCAGCCAGTGTTGCTTCTATGTATCACAATGTCCAAGAAAAAAGAAAAGAACTTAATAAGCAGAAAGAAGAATATAGAGCAGTAGTGAGTGAGCTTGGTGCATTTACTTTTAAAGATGGCACTAAGTTTGATGATAGACAACTCATTACACTTGCTACCAATCCAGAAGTAGCTAAAGATATTGCTAAGCGGTTGCGTGATGATCCAGAATTATCCACTCGTTTAACACCTTCCTTCTTTAAAGCGGCAGAGAATGCCCCTGCTAATGTAAAAGCTTCTGACTATATGGATGAGCTATTCAAAGTGAGAGCTGCAGCTACAGAGAAAACTAGAGAGTTGTTTAACACTGCTTCTAAGGGTGGTGGCTTGGTTGATCAGCTTGTTGCTGGGAATGGTTACACTCAAGCTCAGAAGTCTGCTGCTAAATATGGCATGACTTTGGAACAATTGATTGGCTATCAAGATTTAACTACAAAGAGAGCACCCTCTATGATGGGTGAGATGGACTATAGCCAACTTGCTAAGAGTAAAACATTTGATCAGATTGAAAGTGATGCTAGAGTTAAAGCATTGAATGCTAAGACACCAGAAGAAAAGCAAGAAGCTACAAATACTTTAGCTAAGATTAAAGTTGCTAAGCAAGCTACAGAAATTGGAAGCAAAACTACTGAAGAAGACATTAGAACAGATCTGGCTAACCAAGCTCAAGACCCTAAGAAGACCCAACAGGAAAGGGCTATGGCTGCTACTCTGTTACAACAGCGTATTAAGCTTATGTCCAATCCTAAAGAAGCTAGCGAAGAGAAGATTACACAATCCAACCTCATCACTGTTGCTTCTAGAGGCTTTGCATCCACACTTGAGTCATTGGCTCCCGGTAAGTTTGTTACTTCTACAGACATGCAGGGTAACATCACCATCACTCCTAAGACCATTGCAGATACACAGATGAAGATGGCTTATGCTCAGTCTCGTAATGCTATGATTAATGAATTCACCAATCCAGATGGTAAGCCTAAGTCAGTTACATCTAGGAATGCCTTGGTATCCATTGGTGTTACATTTGATAAAGATGGTAGAGCTGTTAAAGCCACGCCTGAGAATGTGTTGATGAGTGCTTTGCCTACGCCTGTCAATCCTCCTGCAGCTTCTCCTGCAGCTCCTGCAGCCTCTACTCGTGGCGGTCCTATGGCTCCGCAACCTAAGCCAGCATCACCTGCTGCAGCAATGCCAGCTCCAAAAACTCAAGCTGAATATGATGCCATTCCTAAGGGAACGAAATATATCGATACGGATGGTAAAGAAAAGATTAAAGGGTAACTATGGCTTTCGGTATTAATGACAAAGTAGTTGAGACACCCCCAACTATTTTTGGTGTCAACGATAAAATAGTTGAAGCACCACCAGTTTCTTTTGGTGTGAGCGACACTGTTGTTGCGAAAGCCACAGCACCTGCTCAGAAGCCTCCAGAAGATTTAACTAAACCCTCCTTCTTTGTTCGTCCACAGAAAGCTACAGCTTTAGTGGCAAGGGCAGAAAAGATTAGAGAAGAAGAAGCACAGAAGATTCCTTTTGATGCTTTGTGGAAAGACGATAAGAACTTCAAAACCATCCAAGACTATGCTGCTGCTAGGTTTGGTAATAAAGGTGTTCTTCTAGCAGGTGAAACAAAGGAAGACTTTGTCAATCGCTTTGCTACACACATGAAGAGACTTGACTTTGGTAATGAGTTAGATAGTGTAGGCGAACTACAATATTTAAACAACGCTAAACAAGAAGACATTTTAAAAGCTGGTGCAGCTTATGATTTGTTTAAGAACACTGCTGGTGTGTTTGATGAAAAGAACAGAGGACAAAAAGGTTTCCGTCCAGTGATGGATGCTATCTCTAGTATTGTTAGTAGCCCATCTACAGCATTGACACTTGGTGTAGGTAAAGTTGCTAGTAGTGGTATATCAAAACTGATAGCAGAAAAAGGAACTAAGGCTGCTCTTACTTCTGCCAAAGGTGTTGGCATGGCTGCAGCAACTCCTTCTGTTGGTGGTGTTACTACAGCAGCACAAGAAACTACTAGTCAGAAAATTGAATTGAATGTGACACAAGCTGAACTAGATCAAGCTAATAAGATTGATCCTAATACACTTGATGATACAGGGCAGGAACTACTTAAGAAGTATAAAGAAGATAGGCAGAAGAGACTGGAAGAAGGTGTTAGAGGTAAACAGGTAGCTTTGGCTGGTGCTATTGGTGCTATTACTGAGACAGCAGAAGTGTTACCATTCCTTCGTGCTGGAAAGAAGGGAGCAGCCAGTCAGCTAGATGACATCCTCAAAGCTAGAAAGAAACCTGCAGTAGGAGAGCCAACAACTCCTGCTCCTAAGGTAGAAGTAACATCAAAAGACCCAACAGAAAAAGCATTAGAAGATGCTTATGACATCTATGAAGGCCGTAAGCTTCTTGATGCTCAAGGCCAGCCTACATCTGTAGCACAGATGGAAGTTAGGAATGATCTTAATAAGAGAGCTACACTAATTGCTCAAGACATTTGGGAGCAGATGCCTGAGCTTGCTCCTAAAGCTACAGAGAAAGTTTCTGATGCTATTAAGCGTACACTAGAATCTGTAGATACATTTGATGATGTGGTGTTTGAAAGAGCATTGGCCTCTGCTGATGTAACACCAGATGAGTTTGCTAAGATGTTTAGAACTTCAGCAGGTGATGCTGCTCGTTCTTTGCAGAGCCTATCTGTAGTTGCTCGCCTTCAAAACAAACTGAAGAACATTGACCCTGCTGCTGCGTCTGAATTGAATAAGATGTATGGTGATAGAAGTGCTGTAACTTCTGCATTCACTGGTGTTAAAGACTTTGGTATGCGTCTTGATAGAGAGCTGAAAGCTTTGATGGTGTCTCAGCTTTCTACAACTCTTAGGAACGCCTTCTCTGGTGTTTCTGTCATTACCTTTGGTACAGCAGCAGAAGCCATTGAATCTTCTTTATACAGACTAGGTAAGACAGCAGGTGAACTAACCACTGGTAAGCCAGTTACAGGTAGCTTCACTGGTGGATTGAAGGGTGTCTACGATGACGCTGTTCGTTCTGCTTTCTATTTAGGCCAAAGAGACTTGTCTTCTGAAGTGACAGAAGCTTTGCTTAATGGTACTCCTGCTTTATATCGAAGGATGGTTAAGACAACAGGAGAAGCTGGTCCTAATGATTTGTCTAAGGCAGCACAAATTGCTAACACATTTAACGTAGCACAGGATGCTTTCTTCCGTAAGGCTATGTTTACTTCCTCAGTTGAAAAACAATTGAGTCGTGTTGGTATTGACATGTATGATGTTATTGCTCAAGGTAAGCAAGTGCCATTTGATGTGTTACAGAATGCTGTTAATGAAGCACTCACTGGTACATTCAGCAAGATGCCTACCAAAGGTCCAATGTTCCATGCTGTGAAGTTTATTGAAGAGCTTGGTCCTATTGGTTCTACTGTTATTCCTTTCCCTCGCTTCATGGCTAATGCTATGGAGTGGACATACAAGCACATGCCTACTGGCGCTTTGTCTGGAAGCGCAGACATTGCAAGTGGCCTTACAAAGGTTGCTAGGGGTGATGCTGACATGGGAACTAAACAGCTTACACAAGGCTTAGAGAACTTCTCTAAAGGTGCTGTAGGCACTGCTGCTTTATATGCTGCTTATAAATACAGACAAGAAAACCAAGACTCTGAATGGTACAACATCAAGAATCCTGATGGCTCCACTGTAGATGCTAGAGCTTTATTCCCTGCTGCTCCTTTCCTAGCATTAGGTGACTACCTTGTTAAATTTAACAAAGGAAGAACAGATGAATTTAAGTCTAAGGAATTCTTAGAAGCTATGACTGGCTTTAAAGCACCAGCAGGTACATACTCATGGCTTGGTGATAAGTTTGCTGAAGCTCAGACTAATGCAGGAACTGGTGAAGACACAGCAGATA